CAAAACAGTGTTGCTGTGTAAAGTATTTTTCCATTTACGTCCGAGCGTGTCGGAGTTGTTGTCGGGTCTACTTTTGCAGCGTAAGCTTTCAGTTCAGCTTTTGAACCGGACGATGCTCCACATGTTGCGAGAAATACAAACTCAGTGTCGTTTGTCAAAAGCGTCCAAATATCATCCGAGTGTGCCGAATCGTCAAACCAAGACACCTCGATTGTTGGCTCAAAGTCTGTATTATCGTGTGCTTTTGAACCGATACAGTAGCGAGGATTGTTCATATTGTTTGTCTTAAATACAACCGATTGCGCACATCGTGCCACGCCGTTGATGCTTACGTTGTCGGTTGATTTTGCGATAATCAAAGGTTCTGTGTCCGCGACATAAGACGGATTTGCTTCTGCTACCGGTGCAGCGTTTGTGAATCCCGTAATTGTTGCTGACACGTCAATAGTCTCACCTGCAGTAAATGTTACAGTTAAGTCCCCTAATGGGTTAGTAAATGTATCTTTTTTCCCGTCATTGTAAACAATTACCTCTGATAATGCAGAAGGTGCGCCATTGTTCATGGTATAAGTCACTGTTTCCTGCGACGGTGTTGTGCTGTCAATAGTTTCGGTCATGCAGCAGATTTGGAAAATGTCGCTTAATCCCGGAGGTGTATCAAGTGCTGTTGCCCCTGAGTCATTCGCTTTTAAGTAGCAAGACAAAGAGACGCTGCCCGTGATATTGTCTGTATTAGCCCACGACTCTTGAGAGCCTTTGGCGCCTGTGGCAGGTTTATATTTACCGCCAGAGACCGTTTTTGAAACAAAAGTCTGCTCAGGGTTTAAAATATCAACAACGTCTGCTGATGTCGTTGCCGCCCCGTATTTTGCAAGAACGATTGTCTTTTTTGAGTCGTATGTAGCCATGTTGTTGCCTTTGTGAATTTAATTTATGTAATTTTAAGTCTTAAAACGTCTGATAGTGTGAAGGTGTTATTGAAAATCCCATGCTCTAAAAGGTGCTTCAAACTGTAGTTCGTAATGGTCGTGATCGGCAAACTTAACCGCCTTACCAATTATTAAGCTTGTATCCATTTCTGTTTGTGGGTCTGACGCCTTGACTTGCACCTCATCAAGAACTGCTGACAAAGCATCAGCGATAGCATGACATCTTAGTGAGTATTTAGCATAAATCAAGATTGATACTGCGCCCTCATAATACACCGTATTGTTTGTTGAAATGCGCCTTCTGTTTCTTTGAATATGCGACACTGTGATATACTCATCTGCTGCGGTGATTGTTTCACCTTCGAGATACATTGGCGTAGTACTATAATTGGCTTTTAAGTATGTGTCAATAGCGAGTTTTATGTTTTTCATCGTATGCCGTCCAAATCTTTTTGAATTATTTGCGATACTTCTCTAACTATAGGCTCATATCCATAAGGTAGTTTATTTGAGCCGACAAATTTAAGCGCACCATTAACGAAAACTTGTCTTCTGCCACGTCCAATGATTGGAGCGTAAATAAGATTAGATGACGTTGCTATCCAAGAATATTTTGCTATCTTGCGTGGAGGCGTAAATGATCTTTTTAAGTCTCCAGTATCCACTGGCGATGCTTCAACCACTCTGCTTTTTAGTTCAAACACACCGCTTCGTACTGAATGATCGAATTTGCGCTCAATCTCTTTATATTCCGCTTTTAGATCATCTCCGAAACTCATTGTCTCACACCATAAGCGATATAAGCGACGGTGCTATTTTGCAGTGGCACTTCTTCAACATTGTCCACTACAAAAATATTGCTATTATAAGTGATTTTATCTTTGCGAGATATGGAAGTGTAGCCGATAAATAGTGAATCTTGAGGCGTATAAAGTCCTTCTTTGATTAGTGAACTTGTCATCTTGTATGGTGCCATCTTAATAGTTGAATCAGTCCAAGACTCGGTTTGACTTAGTCCTGTTGTCGGGTCGATGATTCCGTCATCTACTTTAGAATAAGTACCTAATGTGACCGTTGAGCCAAATTCTGTAATAATGTCGGTTACGACTGTAGATAGTGCGCTTGCTAAGCTCATCCCTGCACCAATTCAGATGATGAGGCCATCGCAAAGCTTAATAGCTGAATAGCAATTGGCGGCAGTCGTTTCGCACCTGATGCAAGCCTGCCACCGCTTTTTGTTGATACTTCTATCGGCCCGACTTTTATATCGCTGTATTCCGATAGTGAATCAACCGCCGAGTAGTCTGTTTGCAACACTTGCAGCGCAATCTCACATTGAGCGTCTTTAACGTTTTGATGCACTGTATCGCTGTCTACTGCTACGCTGTCAATGTATAACCCTGATCTTGGAAATGATAGTGTCTGAGTTGATACATATCGTCCGCCTTTGTAATTGCGCAATTCCATTAGCTTGGTAGCGTATTTTAAAGCGTCTTCTTTAACGTCATCTTCTCCTATCCACGCTGTAGAAAATGGACGATTACCAAAGTATGTATCTGCTTCTGCTACTGTGACGTATGAGTCTGTTCCTACTGTGATAGCCATATCATGCCTTTTCTTATAAACTCAATGAGACACTCCGAAGAGTGCCTTATGAATTTGCCTTTTTAGATTTCGTTGTCTTTTTAGGCTCTTTGCTGTGTTTCTTCTCGTCGAAGTCCTCTGTATTGATGACATAGCTTCCGTTCGGGTGCTTTTCGTCATATACAATTATTGTTTCCATCTAGGTGTTACCCTAGAAGAATTGCTGTATGCTCAGGCTTGATGTTTTTAACACCCCAAGCGATTGCGACCTCATAACGCACCATACGGTTACCCGGATAGATTGACACCTCAAATGTTAAGCCTGTTCTTGGGTCAGATAGTGCCATAACATCGAGTGCCATATCCCCCTCGGCTGGTCTTTCAGGCATACGAGTAGCTAGAACGATTGCAGAGCGGTTAAATGCCATGTTTCGCGCTGCTGCTGCAACTACTGTGATAGCAACTGCAGATGCAGCCAATGCTTTGCGTAGACCCGGAGCAGCCAATACTATTGTACCACCGCCAGAAACGTCTGTATCACCTGTGACAACGACATATTTATTGGTATCACCTGCGAAAGTAATAACATCACCTGCCACGATTGTACCTGTGCCTGCTGATGCAAGAGTGATGGTGGTCGAACCGATTGCATAGCCTGTGGTGTTTGTTGTTGCACTTGCTCCAGTTCCTGCAGTACTTGTTTCAATGTAGCCTGATTCGCGAATATCCATACCTGATACAGTTTGGATGATGCCTTGTTTCATCATTGAGTCATCGAATTGAACGCTGGAATTGCTTTGCTTACCAAGAAAGTTTGCGCCTGCTGTAGTGTTTAAAACAAGCTGGTTTCCTGTAAGTGGAGCGCCGTTGTCTTTTAGAATCTTTAGCGTTTGCGTTGCATCAGTAAAGTCACCTGCTGTTCCAAACGGTGTAGTCGTTGCTGTTCCGTAAGCGCGTGAAAATGTTTTGTGTAGTGCAGCTAAATCAGCTTCTACTTCTGCAACAGCTGCTCTCATTGCCTGCGCAATCTGATTGGCTCTGATTGGAAGATATCCAACGCCTGTGTTTAGTTTGCCCTGCTCTTCGCCATTCCATGAAAATGGGAATGCTCTTGATTTTGTAATGCTAATCGCGGTGCTTCCGATTGTTTGGTCTGCTGCTGCCGAAATACTCATAGATGGAGTTACGTCTTCACCTGCTGCGTTTGCCGGAGCGATAGGAACGTAAACTGTTTGCCCTTTGCCTGCTCTGTTTAGTGATGCGTCCATTGTCACTGATGGGATTAAGCCCGTCATTTCTCTTGAGACAACATCAAGCGCCGCGTATAAATCCGGTACCAAGTTAGTTAGTGTATTTGCCATTTTTTCTTACCTTTTATTTTTTTAAACAGGTCTTCCGCCATCTTTGACGAAAGCCGCTCTTTCTGCATGACTCATGCTATCAAATTGCGCTCGCGGTATCGTTCTTGCGCCGCCGTTGTTCCCGCCCACATTCGGAGGTTTCCCACCGCCTTCTTTCACTGATGGCGCGAATAAGAAATCATATTCACCTGAACTCTTGATAGATTCAAATTTGTCCTTTATGGACATCGGACGGCCTTTATCATTTCTTATCAGAGCTTCGCCATCTCTGTATACGATGCCGCCATCTTCAATAGATGCGCCGTCTTTTAAGAGATTTGTTAGCATGTTTAAGGCTTTTCCTTGAGCTACGTTGCTTTGAGTTCCGAACTGCAAAAGCTCTTTGTCAATTATCGCGCTTTGCAATTTGCTTTTATATGATGATTCCGTCTGCTCAAGCTTTGTTGCCATTGCTTCAAACTCGGCTTTGTATTTCGCCTCAATTCCAGAGGTGTCTTTTTTGCCGCCGATCAGTTCATCAATTTTATCTGCTGTCAATTCACCTGCATCCACTCCAAACTTTCCTGCAACATCTCTAAGTTTCGACTTTGCTTTGTCTCTGCTTTCGATTGCTTCTGTTTTTTGAGTTTCCAGCTTTTGAATCTCTGCAATATTGCTTGCGAAATCCGCCTCTAATGATTTTGCGATCTCCATCGCTGCATCTTTTTCCCCTGCGCTTAAAGCGTCCATCAGTTTTTTAAAAGACATTCCAGTCTCCCTTCATTTTTTTATGCCGTCCGGCAATGTAAGAATATTATTATATTTGGAGAGGGTTGTTGTGAAGGTGTAGATTTTATGTGTATTTTATTGTTCGCAAGGTATAATAAATTAAAAGGAGATGTTATGGATAAGCAACTTGAGAGACTTGAAGCAGAATATCTGAAATATAGAAAAGATAAAGAGTATTATGCGGAAAAGGCTAGCGTAGTTTATAGTGAAATAAAAGCCTTAAGAAAAGAATTGTCAGATAAAGAAAAAGAAGAGTCTATAGCTAGAGTTCGTTATAACTTTAAAGAAAAGGAAGACAAGTATAAAAAATTAAACGATTTTATACAAGATAATATGGACTCTATAGATTTATATAAACTGATGAATAATATTTGTAAGCATACATTATTCATTGATCGCGATAATGCCGCTTTAGTGAAAGTTATCAATGATCTATTGCCAATAAACGAAGCGTGTATATTAATATCAACTCAAGCCAAAGAAATGACTTATAAAAGAGCTGGCGAGATAGTTGGTCTCTCTGGGTGCAGAATAAGTGGAATAAGATCTGGTGCAATAAAAAAACTAGCGCACCCAGAAACAGCAAGAATGATAATTGAAAGAGTTACAAAGCCGTCATCCGCTCAAGTTCTTTAATGCTCTTGAGTCCATCCCCGTTAATCATGTCAACAAATGAAAGCTTGCCTCGCTTGTAAAGTTCATAGCGTTTTTTGCCAAGCCATTCACTTTTGAAGGCAGCACTTTGTTTGTCAAACCATTTTTCGTAAGTCAGAGATGTGTCTCCTTGAAAGCGTTTTAAAAACTTATCTCTCTCCGTTCCTTTTAATTTATTTGCTTCTTTGCGCTGTTCTGTTGTCATGCCATCATAACCGCGCTTTGATTTGATATCTTTTGAGAACTTAGTGAGAGCTTCAAGACGTGAACGGCAGTTGTAGTGACAAGGACAAATTAAATTATTTTGTGCTAATTTAAGTCTAGTCCATCCTTTTGATTTTAAAAATTGTTTTCCGTCATTGCCTGCACAGTGCGGAGTAGTTCTTCTGTCAAGAGTTGCGTTATATTGCCAACCGATTATGACATCATCGTTCTGCTGATATGACTCCATTGATGCACGGCTTGATGCCTCGGCTATTACAGTTCTCGTTATTGTAAGTATTTGCTTTTCGCGTCTTTTTACGACGTCTTTTAGTTCTTTGGCTATCTGCTCGCTTGTTTGACCTGATGCTATTCCTGAGCCTATTTTTTGTTTGAACGCTTTTATATCTGCTTCTTTGTTGGAGTTTACCATATCTTCAATAGTTACGCCACTTTCTCCAAGCTGAATGAGTGAGCGCATATCTAGTATTTCTTTAACCACTCGGTCCGGAAGATCAGTAAAAGCCAAAATAGCACCGCCATGAGACGCCATAGCGAGCATTGTGTTGGTATAGGAGTATTGAGCGATAGTTTTCATATCATCTAAAAGAAGCGGGTTAAGATTATTATAGCCTCGATCAAGAATATCAATGATTTGTTTTTGCAGTGCAACACGCCTTGCTTTTTCGCTTTGGCTTGAAGTTTCTGCAATCATTATGGTAAGTTTTTCAAGCGCTTCTAGATATGTTTTTTCCATGAGTGAGGCAGCATCAGACTTATAGCGGTTTATAAATGCCGCTATCTTGAGTTGATTTTCTTCTATATCAATCATCGTTGTTCTCTGAGTTTTCTTTCATATTGATACATTTATTCATTAGCCATTCAGTTAAATATGGCAAAATCTCACTATCGTAGTGCAGTGGCTCTCCAATCCTTTCAAGGGTAAATAGTGCTGCATGAAGAACTTCATGTGCCAGTACCGGTAATTTATCTATTGGGGAAAAAATAAATATAACTGATTGATCATCTTTAAAAAAACTTATACAACGCCCGCTAAAGCTGTCATCTAAATTTATATCAACTTCAAAAACATCACATCCTGCTTTTAGTTTCTCAACAGAATCAAAATAATAAAAATGGCTTTTTGTTAGCTCTTCAAAGAAGTAAAACTTTTCAATATCAATCATACAATTACTTCATCATTGATTTTTAGTTCGTCTTCCTCTCTATCGTATTCTTTGACATAGTCACCGCTGATTAGTTCATCAAGAAGTTTGTCTTTGCTTATTACGCCATTTAGATACAAGCTTGTCAGCTGTTGCACGTCCTGCGCTTCCAAAAGCTGTGTTATGAACTCTCTGTTCACTGAAATTTCATCACCAATGGGCTCAGCGCCGCCGCTCATCTCTTGATAAATGGCATAAGCTTTATTTAGTGCATATTCCAAGCTTACTGCCATTGAAGAGATAGAACCCTCTTCCTGTGCCGCATCAATAGCTCTCTCTGTAGCAGTTTGAGTTGTTTTGTCATGTTTGCTAGTGAGCATTGATACGCCCATGGTTGAGATATCTCTTTTGATTTTTTCAATCTCTTCACTAAGTTTCTGAATATTTGTTCCGCTGAATTCCAACCACTCAGCATCCCCATCGTCCTTGCTGGAGAATCTCATCGCGCGATTAACAGCCATAACTTGCTGCGCGCCTTCTTTTTGATCTTCTGTCTCACCCCAGATTTTTAGAATCGGGTTTCCTGCATAAGCAAAGTTTCTCCACTGCCATGAATCGTAGTTATAGAGTCTCCAGTTTAGATCATAAATGCTTTTAAAAGGTGGCTGCGATTCATATACGCCCGTCTTTTTGGCGTAGAATGGCACTAATGGGATATGGTTTAAATCATTATACCACTCGCTATCTTCTACTTTTGCATACGTTCCTCTTGTTGTTTCTCGCATGAGATATCCGCCGCCAATTTCAAACACTCTATGTTGTACAATCTCTTTTGTGCCGAAGTCACCGTCATCTTCTTGCACTGTCTCTTCCAAGACAACCCTGTATATCTTTAGTTTTCCATTTTCATAAGTGTACTTCCAATTTATGACCTCATCTTTTTGAACCAAGACAAAATACGGCTTTATCCCTGCTGCTTTCTCATCTCTACGTGTTATAATATCTTCTGTACGTCTTGGAGTCTCAACCAAAATGAAAGAGTTGCCGAACCACAATCCGCCCTCAAACACGTCTTTGGCAAAGTCATTTAATGATGACCCCATTGAATCAACATCATTAATATCCATTTCGATATTTTCAGCACTTACGCTTTTTTTGAACACAAACGCGCTTGCTGCTTCGATAGTCTTTTGAGATAGGTTCATAAATACGGAATTTTTAAGGCGAGTGTCGAAAGACTTTTGCGCCTCCTCTTGCAGCTTATCAAGTTTTCCACTTTCGATGACAGTGTCATCCCTGATAATTCTAATGCGCTCAAATAGAGAATTATTGTAAGATTTATGCTGTGTCGATACTTGAGACATAGATTAGCCTTTTTGTTTGTATTTTACGCACAATTATAGCCTGAAATGTGAAGGCTTAGTATGGTGATATTGACTGGTTTTCAATTGTGTTCTTTTTACCCATTATTCTGTATCTAAATTCATCCGCAATATGATCCTCTTGATCTGTGTCAATATCATCAGGCTTTTTATCGTCACGAACCAATGTTGGGAAAGTTCTTGCAAACTGCCTGCAAGTAGAGAATATAAAAATGCCCGGCTCTTCCATTGGGTGCTTCTTGGATGCTTTTAAATATTGTTTTATTTTCTCCCACCCACTAACGCGGCTTCCGGGTCTTTTATCTGCTTTAGTCCACTTTATTCCTATTGCCGCCATATCATCAGCAATGCACATTCCGTTTACCGCATCATAAATAGAGGTATCAGCAGCTCCGGGCTTCACATTGAGCCCCATAGACTTTTCATAATCTTTTATTTTTCTTGCAATCTCTCTTGCAAGCATGTTTACGCCTTGGTTCGGTTTTCCGTTCCAGCCGTAATATTCAGCAATCCGAAACACAGTGCCTCTTGGAAAGTTTCTTATGGTGCCGTCATTCATCTTCACTTCACTTCCGTCACTTTCTGCATACCATCCGACGCTAAAAGGCTTAGAGCTTCCCCAGTCAAAAGCCCGATCAATTCTCCATTGACTTGGAATGTTGAACGGCTCAATAATATGTGTTTTTTCATCCCAATATTCAGTAAACATACCGCCTGCTACTATATTCCAATTACCGTAAAGCCATGCCTCTTTTAGATTCTCATCATCTATGGATTCAAGGTTTTTTAGATAGTTTGGGTCATTTTTTAAAAGGATTAGGTTTTCGTAAATGCTTCCAAATAGCCGTATGCGATGATTTCCGTCTTTGTCTGCTATGGGAGTTCCAGCAGGAGCAGGGTCGATAAACTTCATTTTTACCCACCCGTGACCGACTCCATACGGGTTGCATGTAGCTCGATATTTACGAGGCATATCTGGGTGAGATGATCTACTGCACGCTTTCATGAGGTCATAACATTCTGACGTAGGCCAATTGGTAAGTTCTTCCCATCCTATCCAAGGATATTCATGCCCGTGATAGTTCCAATAATCATCAGGCTTTCGCATGTAGCTTAATATTAATTGTTCGCCATCCTTAAAAGTCCATGTCATATCTGTGCTATTAAATTTTGCACCAGGGAATATTTGTCTAAACCATTGTTTTGTTTTTTTCTCAACGTCTATAAGCTGCTTATATGTTTCTCGAAATAGAATACCTCGCCAATGAATACCAAAACCTTGTCCGACATGTTGCGCAAAGTCCATAATCAAAGCATCAGTTTTCCCCGGACCTCTGGTGCCTTCATAAAGAACTTCATAAAAAGGGCATGTTAGAAATAACGCTTGGCTGCCTGCTTGCGGCTTCCATATCTCTTTTGTCATTTTTCTTTTATTTCTTTTTGCTGTGCTTTAGCCAATTTTACCCATTCATCTTGTGATACCGTTGATGGAACCACTAAGACACCACCAACATCTCCGCTATGTTCTATTTTATCAGTGAATAGCCCAAAGTGTCTACCAAGCATTTCTAGCGCTTTTGGTTTATCATATCTTTTGTATTCTTCAATTACCGACAATGTCTCATCACTGCTTTTTTCTGTCCTCACCTTAAATGATGAAATTGTTGCTGATATTTCTTCTGGCAATTCATGCGGCTCAAACATTCTTCCGTTTTCATCATAAATGTCCCTAATGTCACTAAACGCCAATTTAGCAAGTTCTTTTATTACCATATCAGCTGTAATTTCGGTTCGTTTTTGCTGTTTATCTCTCAACTCTTGTATATACCCTGAAATGTGACTTTTCGTGACAATCCTTCTTCCCATATCTTCATGTTTGTAACCTGCTCTTAAAGCCGCTTTAGTGGCATTTAAATCAATTACATACTCTTCACAGAATCTTTTTTGTTTCTCTGTCAATTTTTTATTATCAACCATTATGTTTTCCTTGATGCTGTTTTATTTCACATGAGTTTGTCATATTAAAACAATGTTCCTTGTCTCGTATTTTCTATGTTTTTACCATACGATTCTACCGTGCGATTATGAATTATTCTTTTTATATCGTTTAATTTTTCAATACATTTGATTATATTATTTGTTTCTACTGATGACTTGTATCTATTAATCTCATTATTAGTCTTTTTTATTTGTGTATATATCTCAATAAGCTGCCCTTTTATCTCTCCGAAAGCAAGCCTCCTAATAAACCAGACATCTTTGATTTCCTCTTCTGTCATACTTGGTACTCTGTTTAGTTGCGTTAGATATTTTGTATAT